CTCGCTTCGGCCGCCTTCTTCATTTCCTCAGTCGGCTGACCCTTCTTTGTGCCGCCCTGCGGATGTTCCAGGAATTCCAGCTGCAAGCCGATCTCCTGAACCGCCTCTTCAAACCGTTTGAATGCGTACCTGTCATATGCCACGAAGGGCAATTTGAACCGTTGCGCATCCTCGGCAAGCGCTTGCGCCACATGCCGATAGTTGATGTTCTCGCCCTGTGGTGCGTGAATGAACCCCTGATCGCGCCACACGGTGTAGGGGATCTTGTCCCGCAACTCGCGGGCAAGGATCGTATCTCCCGGCGTCCAGGCCTCAACCCAGGCATCAAACGTTGGCTTGCCGTCCTCGGTCATCCCCGTTTGGACCACAGAGGCCTTCGCGGTAATGTCCCGATTCTGAGACAGGTCCAGCCCGGTAAACACCGCTTTGCCTACATGCTCTTCCGGTTCGAAATCGGCAAGCGCCGGGTCCAACGTGGCCCGCGTCATCCAGGCGGTTTCTGCTTCGGTCCACACGCAGAAATGCAGTCGCAGGATTCCGTTAAGCTGCCCGGGAATCGCCTTCGCCTGGTGGACAATATCGCCAAGCGTTTCATCGGTGATCGTCACCCCAAGTAGGGGATTCGCCTTAATCCAGCAACTCGGATCGCGTAGCGGGTCGTCCCCTTCGTCCAGCGCGCACACGTAGCTGAACGTCCGGTCGTCAATGACCTCCCCGACGAAAGTCGGGTCGTTCACGGCTTCCGTATGCCCCGCGGCAACCTTCACCGCATGCTCGTGCTCTTCCCACGCCACCGAGTTCCGGTCTGACCCGCTGTTCGTGATCATGAACAGCAGCGGCTGCCGGCGGAACTTAAAGCCTCGCTCCAGCATCTCGATGATCTTGCGGTCCGGCAGCTCATGGACTTCATCGGCCAGCACAAAGTACGGGCGAGGTCCCGATCCAGTCTTGCCGGTATCGCGTGACACTGGCCGGAAGAAGCTCGAATTCCGGTGGTAGGCGATGTTGTATTCACGCCCTTCACCGCCCGAGAACTCCAGGCGCTTCTTCAGGCTGGGCGACGCCTTCACCATCTTCACGGCATCAGCAAACAGAATTCCGGCCTGCTCTTTCTTTGCCGCGGCGGCGTAGATCTGGGCACCGGCCTCACCGTCAGCGGTAAGACCAAGCAACCCTATTCCACCCGCCAACGGCGACTTACCGTTGCCTTTCCCCTGCTCGATGTAGGCGCGACGGAAACGCCTCGTCCCATCAGCCCGCTTCCAACCGAACAGCGACCCGACGATAAACGCCTGGCTGGGATGAAGCTCGAAATCCTTGCCTTCGAACTGGCCTTCTGACAGCTTAAGCACGCCCTCGAAGAAATCGAATGCGTACTCGGCGGCGGCGTGGTCGAAGTACAGCCCGCGCTCTCCGCCCTTCTCCAGATCCAACAAATGCCGCTTGCAGCTGTTGCGCACATGGGGGCCAGCAACGATCACCCCAGCCACTACAGCCTCTGCGTACTCCTTAGTGCGGTCGGCCAAAGAACTTGTCAGCGGGGTCTTCGTCTTCGCCGTCGCCATGGTTCACTTTGGTCTCGTCAACAGGAGTCGCGCCCAGCTTCGACAGAATCGAACTGAGCGCCTGTGTTGCCGAAACTCCGAAATCGTCGTCCTCATCCATACGAGCCGCCAACCGGCAAGCCATCCGAACCAACAAGCGATGAGAACTGTTCAGCCAGGGGAGTTCCTGCCGGAATTCCTCCCACGCGGCTTTCTGTCCATCAGTCATCGTGGCGTACGGCTCACCGAGCGGGCGGGTGCGCTTCGGCCCCACCCGGTCCTTGAACCTGCCGGGGTGAATCACTGCCGCGCCTGCGGTTTCAGCCTTAGCCAGAGGCGTTCTTGCCCTGGGCATTAGGGTCGTCCCTTGAATTGGAGATGTGAAAAAGAAGGTGAGCGGCCGGCCGTGGTCGGGACGGTGGTTTTCCCCGCCGATAGCCCCCCCGGGGTTCTATGCCGCCAGGGGTAGGCCGATCTGCCCCAGAGACCGCGCTCCCTTCCTGCCATTACAACTGCGGCACGCACAGGCTAGGTTGCCCCATGTGTGCGTACCACCCTCAGCCAACGTCACTATGTGATCCAGCTCTGGGGCGCGTGGGTCTACGCTGCCCCTCAGCTTCCTTGGGGTTGGGCGTCGGCACATATGGCACCGCCAGCCATCCCTTTCGAATACTGCCAGCGGGTCAACCGCCTCCGCCTCAGCGCCTCTCTCCATAGCTCGCCGTCTGGCCTTGGCCCGCCGTCTTAGCAGCTTGCCATGCTCGGTGAACCGGTATGCTGCCTTCGCCGTCCTAATGCAGACATCACACAAAGTCTTTGGTCTGCCCACACGTGTAGTACGGCGAACGGTAAAGCTCTGGTCGCACTGCTTGCATATCGAGCGGTATACCAACGGGCATTCTTTGTAGGCTGCAATCCTGCGAAGGGCGGCGACTTCAGCAGCTATATGTAGCTCAGCCTCTGTCTTAGCCCTAGGCCGCCTATTAAGCGCCCATATCCTGCGGATAGCTGCACGCTCTTGGGATATCAACGTATCCCTGGCGAACGCACATCCGCGGCAGCAGTACTTCCCAGCATCAGACGCACCACCACGCACTCGCCTGTACTTCTCTGTGAAGCAGTGCTGGCATACGACCAGCTTAGGCTTATGCGGCGTGCGCTGCCTTTCACGCTTGGGCTTGCACTCAGCGCCGCAGTACTTCCGGGGATGTTTGCTTACCTTCCCCGTCTTGGTCAGATTGGGAAAGATTGCAGCCGCGCAACCCAGACACCTATAATTCAACTCAGCCAAGGCCAACTCCTATCGTTGGTTCAAAGCAAGAAGCCCCTGCACCGCGCTAACGGTCAGGGGCTTCGTCATTCCGTACTCTTAGCTCTCTATCGGGTAGCCGTCCGTACCTATCTGGACTATTCGACGTCCAGACTTTTCCATTCGTTGTTTGTCAGAGTTATGGTGATTGGCGCATAGACTCTGAAAGGGGCCGGCCCAAAATTTGACCGAATCGCCCTTGTGCGGCTCGATGTGATCGCACACCGTTGCCTCTGTCACTCTTCCCTCTGCCTGGCACATCACACAGAGGGGATTCGCTGTTAGGTGGCGTTCCCTTAGCTTCTGCCAGCGCCAGGTCTTGTACCAAGCGCTCCAGGGCTGGCTGCTCATAGCGGCTGGGAATCGTCCCGCTCTCCGCCTACTGCCTCGCCATCCAGTGTGAGTGCCGGCCTCTCCATCTCTTCGCCTTCATCTGCCAGAGCTTCAAGCAGCGCGTCTAGCTTGGCTTCTATGCGATCAAGCTGTGTGGGGCGCGGTCCAGTCCAATCGGGCGGGGGAGCGGGAGCTTTCGAATCAGGTGGATTCATCTGGCAGATCCAAAGCAAAAAGCCCCGGCGAGTGCCGAGGCTTCGTTTCCTATGGACGAGCG